GCCGATGTTACGTCCGACCATGACAATCTGACGACGAACTTTGCTGAGGCCGAAAGTGCCCATCGCGTCTTGCGTTTTGGCGGGTGCGCGAGCGCGGGTGAGCCGAATCGCTGCGGTTTCTGTTGGAGGCCCTAGGAATCCGCGGCAGAGCGCGTTTTGTTCTCCTCTTTTGCTGCGGCCGCGAAGGTTCGCAGCAATACAAAATCCGAAAATCCAAAAGGCCATATTGGGAGGCGATTTCAAACAGTTAATGCCTGATTCCTCAGATTCACATGCGAGGTAAAAATTTGCCGATGACAAGGCCTTTATGAGGGATATCTTGCTGTAGGGGTTTCGCGTTAGCGAAGACCCTACGCGTAGATCATCCCTGCCGCGGCCGCGAAAGAACGTACGTTCGCAGGCGGAAAGGAGGTGATGGGCGTGAAGTCACATACCACCAATCCGGCGGCTGCGGCCTTCGTGTTGAAGTATTGCTTCCGCCGCCACGGAAAGTAGAGCCTTCTGGCTCTACTCCGTAGGTTCCAACTCACGGTAGCAACGTGAGCCTGACTTGAGTGGCAGATGGAGCGGGCGTCCTTCGGGACGCCTTAACCATTTGTGGGGCCATAGTGGTGCTGCCACACTCGTGCGTCAAGAAACGTCGAGGCGTGTATTGCCTTCACAACGCTGGCTGCCTTTTGAAAAACGAAGTCGAAACAATGAATTAGCGGGAACGCAAATTTAATAAAATTTGCGGGACCGCGAACCAAATGAGAACCTGGCGTCGCGCCCCTTTCAAGATTCCCAATCAAGCTTTGCGAAGGCGCTGGCGACCATAGCGGGATCGAGGCCGGCCGCCTTCGCCTCAGCCATCGCCGACACCAGCGTCGCGACCGCACGTGCGCTGCCGCCCTGGTCGAACGCCTGGAGCGGCGTCAGCACGTCAATTGCGACCGCGGCGCCGAGCTTCAGGGTCGCTTCCTCGGCGAGTAGCTCGGCGACCGGCTGAAGGCACCAGGTCGCCAAGTGGCGTTGCGCCTCGCGGACTAGCGGGCCGTGCGCCGCCTGGTCGAACAGCGCCGGGAGAACACCGAAGGCGCCGCAGATCGCACCGCGAGCGGCCGTGAGCATTTCTGCCGGCATGGCGGCCTGCAGATTGGGCGTCGTGTCCTGTGGCTTCCAATCGCTCGCTGGTGCCGGCCCGCCGGCGGCGCTCACCGCGACCGATTCCCTCAGCAGCACGCGGCCACGGCGCCCCCTGAATTCACGCCCCATGGTCTGTAGGTTTACGTCAGGGCTTTCCGGGAATGGGATGATGCTCGAGCCGATCGGTGCCAACTCGAAGGTCTCGGCCAGCGCGGATTCGACGGCCTCGAGCATGGCGGCCGTGAGCCGGGCCCGTCGCAACGGTGCCTGGCCAGCCCAAGGCGTCGCGACGTCGGCGCCGATGCGGACGTGCAGGACCTCGGGAGCAAGGGCGGTTAGCGTCGTGCCGCCGCCGGCTTCGGAAATGCTGATGCGGTAGGCCGTCGGCCGGCCGTCGCGAGTGCGGAGATCCCAATCGGCCGCCGGCACCAGGCCGTCGCCGCGGATGAGAGCGACGAATTCGCCGCGCAGCCCCAGCGACCTCGCCAGCATGGCCATGGTGCAGCGATTGAGAAATCGTGTGCCCTTGACAGCGGCGCTCGCGAAGCCCGATTCCCACAAGCTTATGCAGGACTGCGCGGTCGCGGTGAGCTCGGCGACACCGCGCCGGCCGCTGATGTAGCTTTCGCGCGCCGCCATGAGCTCCGCCGTGAACCCGCTCATCGCCGAGCGCTTCTCGATGGTGGGCGACGCGACCTTCGCGCGGTTGAACGGCCACATCGTCATGCCCTCCTGAAGCTGCGCAAAAGATCGGCGGCGCCGGAATCTTGAAGCGCACGGGCTCGCCAGCTTGGCGACGCATATTCGCCCTGCCAGACGTCTTGCACGCCTTCCGTCCGCAAGCCTGCTGTCTCAAAGTCGATCACCGCCATGTACTCCGCCATCCGCCGGAAGGCCTCGAGCACGCCGGCCGGTACGGTGCTGTCGTCGACGCCGACGGTGCCGGCGAAGCGGTAGGGGCCGACGCCGCGAAGCTGATACCCGCCGGTCGGCGACGCAGACAGCGTGACCGGCTGCCAAGCCTCGCCGTCCCATCGTTCCGTCGTTGCGATGGTCGCCGGCGCCAGCGGTGGCCGCCAGTCGCCGCAGCCTTCCACAACCCACTCGATCGTCCGCTGGCTATAGCGCCAGGCGATGTACGCCTCGAGGCGCTGCCAGATCATCTCGCCGTCGAGCGCCGCCGCGGCGGTCGACAGGCCCGGCGGCGCGTCCGGATAGGTGGCCGGCACGCCTTCGGTAATCCTGATCGCGACCGACATCACGGCCTCCATCGCGCTAGCGTCCGGCGTAGGCCGGCGTCGGGACGGTCGATCGGACGGTTGCGCACCGCGACGGTCGTGTCCGGGTAGGCTGGCCAAGCCAGCACAACGCTGATTTCCCGAAGGTCGATCGCGCGTAGCTCACGGCGATCACCGCTCCAGGCCTCGCCACCCTTGGGGACGACGAACCCGAAGCTCATGCCGCCGACGTCACCGCGCTTGGCGAGCTCGAGGACGTCGTTGCCGGCCTGTGTGTCGGGCACGTCGAGGGAGAACGATAGGCCACAGTTGTCCTGGCCAAGCCGCAACGTGCCGCTCCGGGTCCGCGCAAGGACGCGGCTCGGATCGTGGTCGACCAAGGCGAGCTTGTCGCCACCGTCAGCCAGCGAGGCCGAGAAGGCACCGGCGGCGATGGTTTCGATGAAGCTGCCGATTCGCGCCTCGGCGCCGAAGGTGGCGGCGTAGCCCTCCAGGCGCCGGCCGGCGGCCCTCACCTCGAGGGCCGCCGCGCGGCGTTCGATGCTCATCGTTCGCCTTAGCTCTGCACGCCTGTCAGAATTTGAAGTTGCGCCGGCCGCGCCACCGTGACGTCAGCGGTGACCAGGCCGGTGAGCCGCAGGCCGCCGCTCGCGGCGTCGGAGAATGGATCACGGATCATGTCCACGCCTCCCCACACACCGAGGAAGATGGGAGCGACACCGCCAACAGTTGTCGTCAGCAGTGCCTTGCTTGAAACAGGCGGGCCGCCGGCGGGCGCGTCGAGCGCGTTGCTCGACATGGCGATGTTCTCCGCTGGAATGTTGGCGACCATCCTGTCCCACTCGCTGATCGCGGTGGAGGTGAGGATGCTGCCGTCCATCTTGTCGTATATTTCCGGGCGGATCAGCAATCGGCAATCGCCGGGACCGTTCGCGGCATTGCCCGTCAGGAAGCGCACCACGGCGGACCGAAAGGCCGCCCAGGTGGCCGCTGCGCTCACCGCCGTGCTGGTGATGCTGTAGCTGCCGACGAGCACGCCGGACGGCTCCCCGCCAGACCCGGCGCCGAGAAACACCGCCCGATCGAGGGCCTGTTCGATGGCGCTCGACATGTCGCGCCGCACGGCCGCCTCAAGCGCGTCGCCACTCTGCTTGGCCGCCTTGCGCGTGATCTTCATGGTAATGCCGAGCGTCTGATTCGGGCCTAGCTGCTTGTCGGTCGTCGCGAACGCAGTCGGCCCGGCTACGGAGCCCGTTTCCGACGAAGCCCAGCCCGCCGCAACGCTCGACGTCACCACTGGCCACTCGGTCAGACCCGAGTCGATGTTGATCATCTGCGTTCCCATTCGGCCTGCGACCGAAGCGGGGAAAAGGCGGTCGATGATCGGCCGAGTCTCAAGCGGGTTGGGCGTGCCGCTTGCGATCGTCTCGCCGGCGCGGCGCTCGAGTGCCAGCCAGGGCACCGGGATGCCCCGATAGCCGCCCTTGCTGCGGAGCTCACTGACAACCTCGGCCGTTTGCCCGTAGAGTGCAGCGCCTTCGTCCAGCGCAAGCACAACCTGGCGCATTTCGAAGCGGCCGATGAGCTCGCCCATTCCTTGCTGCCGCGGATTTCGAGCTCGCCCTTGGCTTTGGTGCGCTCTTCGTCCTCGGCGATCAGCGCCGCGCGGTAGCGGGTTTCGTTGCCGGTGTACTCCTTGTCGAGATCGGCCATTGAGCGTACCTCGTCGTCGCTCGGCTTCTCCTTGCCCACCAGCCCGGCCAGCGCGGCCCGGATTTCCGACTGGCGCCGGGTGATCTTCACAGATTCAAGCATCGTAGTTCCTTTCAAGAGGGGAGTCAGCGAGGGCGCGCCACGCCTCGCGATGTGGGTCGGAACGACCGAGTCCAATTTCGACTCGCGTCTTGCGTGAGTGGCATCGAGCGTCGAGCGTCTGCAAATTGCCGAGCTCGAAAGCCAGGTGCGGATGACTTCGAACGGGCTTGATGTGGTCGACCTCGAGGCGTCGGCGGCCGCCGCATTGCACGCAACGCCAACCGTCACGCCGAAGCGCCTGGAGTCGAAGCGCGCGCCATCGCTTCGTGCGCGTCACAGCGGCGGAGTGTCGGTGATAGCGCTTCATGCCCACACCGCCGCCCGCGGTTTCTTGGCGGCGCGGCCGACCATGCGGGCGCCTTCCGCGACAGCCAGGACTGACGCGGCTGCCGGATCAATGCGACCGTTGCTGCGCGCCTTGGCCAGCTTGAGATTGTTGGCCGGGTCGCGGAGTACGACCGCGTCGGCGAAAGCTGAGCGGAGCAACAGCGACGGCGTCGACCGCACACGGCCATCAAAGCACGCGCGCCGGAACCGCTCGCAGTCTTCACCACCGTCGCGGAAGCCTTGGCCGCGCCACACCAAGGGCGCCCGAATGCTGGCCTTGTCGATCGCCTCGCCAAGCTCCGATTGCTTGTACCTGTCGGCGCAGATAGCGGCGATGGGCTGGCCCTCGACATGGCGCATCACCTCACCAAGCCAAGCCGCAACCGGCACCGTTTGGTCGCCGAGTGTGGAGAGCTCGCCACGTACGCGCATGAGCTCGTACCGATCACCAACGCCGTCGGCTTGGCCGCGGTCGAGTAGCAACGGCTTCGACGGGAAGGTGCCGAGCGCCTCAAGGCGGCCGGTTTCCGGCCAATAGTACGCTACGGCCGACATCGACGCTGATCCGCCGAGGTCGATGCCGATGACGACCGGGCCGGTGCGCGCCGGTACATCCGCCGCTTCACACCGGAGCCATTCGTCAACGGTAAGCAGCACGTCGCGCGCCTCCCCACTGACGCGTTCATTGCGATTGTAGAGCCGGAAGCTTGTCAGCGTGCTCCCGCCACGTGCGATTGCGCGCCGCGCCTGTGCTTGCAGCCATTCCAGCGAGGCGCCGATGCCGGCGTCGGCGCCCGGATTCGCGATGATGAGGGAGTCGAGGTCATCGGCCGGCAGGCCTGGTGCCGGGCGATGCTCCTGACGGTAAACGCCCTGCGTGTCATCATCGAGCCAACGGCTAAACGGGTGCGAATCGTCGGGCGCGCTGGTGCTGATAATCAAGGCCCGCCCGCCCCGCTTGCCGAGACCGGATAGGAGCGCGTGTTCGAGCGCGTCGCCCTTGTCGCGCTCCCAATGGCCGCGCTCATCAAGGATTGCCAACGTCGGCGCGCCGCCGAGTGCGGATTTGCCGTCGGCCGGGATGACCCGCAGCACATGGCCGCCGCCGTCGCCCTCGAATTCGATCTCCAGGCGCGGCGCGCGCCGGAAGATCAGCGCCTTCCGGGTGGCCGTCGGTAGCGTGCGCGACAGGCCCTCGACGAAACTCCAGCCGATGCGGCCTTGGTCCCTGGTGCGCGCGCCGATGACGATCTCTCTTTTTGGCTGCTTGTCGCCCAGCTTGCCGAGCAAGGCACCGAGTCCGATACCGGCTGACAGCGCCGTTTTGGCATTGCCCCGGCCGATCGACAGGGCGGCCACGGAGACGTTGTCGGCCAGGGCGCCGCCGACGAATTGCCGCTGAAAGGGCGCCAGGCGAAGCGGCTCGCCAGCTCGAGGCCCTTCAGGGACCCGGAGGCGCTCAAGGAATCGGATGGCGGCCGAGGCGCTCATCGCGACCTCGGGAGCGCGAGCGAAAATGTCCCCCATACGGTGCCGGTCCCCCCGCGGGTTTCCGGGCATTGGGACCAGATTGGAAGCATGAGACCAAGATGCGCGTCGTTTCAGCTACTTCACAGCAGCGAGCCGGGACACGCCGGGACACTGGCCGTTGACAAGGTTTCGTCCCGACCGAGGGCGCGCGCTATCCGGGCAAGCCTTACGAGCTTTGCTGCGCTGGCGTTCAGGCAGCATTCCGCTTCCGCTATTCCTCCCTCCCGCGTTGGCGGAAGCTGCGGACCTATGGAGGGGTGCATTTCATCGCCGTATAGCCACGCTACCCTGTGTCGGGGGTCAGCCGCTCCCTCGACCGTTGCCGGTCTTCGGGGTTTAGCCGCTGGTCTCACGTCGGGACGAACCCTTCATGAGCTACAGCGGCGGCGTGGTTGTTCCTCAGCCTGCACCGGCAATCGGACCGTCGGAACCCTCAGCCACATGCCTGAGGTAAGTGCCGGCGGCGAAATATCCCGGTTTCTGGACGGGCCGGGCGACCCCTGAATCTTCATTGAGCGCCGCCCCTGGTACGGGCGTTGCGGCGGAACAAGATCGATAGAAGACCACCGCGAGGCGCGGCGGCCGTTTCGAGACGGCGTTACTGGCGGGAACATCCGAGCAGACCCAGCGACGTGACGTGCCGAGCGACCGACGCGGAAAGGCGTCACTCGGCCGCGAGCACCTCCTTTGCGAAGAGCTCGGACGTATTGCCGTCACGCCGCGCGTCACGTTCGCTGTGACGCTTGTTGTCTCGATATCGCTTGGCCCGCTCGGCAGGAGTCATCGGCGCCGGCAGGGCGAGCGGGGCGGACTCGGGCTCGGCAAGGGCCAAGATGGCCCCAGCAACTCGCCTGGCATGTTCCGGGGCGAAGACGATGAGCTCATCCTCGCGCTCATACTGGTGGCCGTCTTGCCGGATCACGATGTTTCCCGCCGCGCTGCGGTAAACGGCGACGGCCGCTTGCGTCGGTATCACGGTGAGATGGTCGCTCTCGTCGTGCCACCATTCCCAGTCGTCGCTCATCGGCCGGCCTCCCCGACCTCGAGGCCGAAATGCAAGGCGATGATGCGCGGCGCGGTTGCCGTCGGTACACCGTTCGGTGTAACTTCGGTATCGGAAATCGCCCCCGATTTCTCAATTCCCTTGCCGCCGTCCAGAAGGCCAGTCTGGGCGGCGGTATTTCGTTCGGGCGGGTCTGTCGGTTTGGGGCGGCCCTCGAAAAGCCTTTGCCCATCAAAGGGGCTCGAATTCCCCAAACTTGGCGCTAAGCCGTTGATATCCGTGAATTGCCGCGCTTCCGTAGGGAGCGCCAATAATTATTGAGGCTTTCAGCGCTTGCTCGCGGCCAGCCCAGATCGACAGGGACACTCTGGGGACACAAGTGCGTGGCTCCTCAAGCCGAACGCCGCTCAACACTCAGCTGTCGGGGTTTTCGCTGCCGTTCAGATCGGACACGGTAGATTGCGATCGCTCTTTCAATATCCATCTGCGGCGAGAGCCCGAAGCCGCGCGAGCGTCAGGAGCCTAGAAACGATCCGATCCGAGATGATGCGACGCCCGTGAGTTACAGGACCTATACGGTGGTATGGCTCGCCCTCTCCCTCCCGCCGCGCTAACGGGCGGTTTGCCGGACAAGTCGGCCAAGCTTCTGCACGAGCTCATCGGTGCCGCAGGTCTTGTCGATGAAATCGACAGCGCCGGCCGCGATCGCCGCCGCCACCCGTTCGACGCCCTCTCGCCCGGTGAGGAAGGCGACCGTCAGCGTGGACCCACGGGCGCGCAGGGCGCGCAGCAGATCGAGACCGGACATGTGCGGCAGGGTCCAATCGATCAGCGCAAGCTCGGCCTCGATGCCGGCCTGCACCGCCGCCAGCAGGGCGGCGCCATCGGCAAAACCGAGGACGGCAAACCCGTGATCCTCGAGCTCGGCCCCCAGGGCCTCGCGATAGAGTTCATCGTCGTCGACAAGGATGATTGGGGTTTGCACGGGCCTGCCGGATCTGAAGCTCGAGTCCGATCATAGGGAATCGTGTGGCGCAGCGGGAGCGCCTTGGACCCGCGGCGGTAGGCCCGTTGCGACCTTGCGCAAATGCGCGGGCCCTTCGCAGCCCGCTTGGTCATCGCGGTATCATTGGCGGCCCGCGAGGAGCTGACACAGGACTTCAAAGCCGCTGGATGGTCTCGCAACCGATGCGCCATACCTCCACGATCGGGGCGCGCTGCGCCGCGAAGTGCATACGATGTTCGGTCGGCAAGCAGCGCTGGAATGCGTAACGCGCCAGCGGTGCCGCTGAAGGAACAGAACCGGTCGACCCGGCCACAATGGCGATGGTTACGGTGCGCCGCATTTGCGCGGAGGGAGCCGTGCCGGAGATGATAGCCCCGTGCCACGCTTCCATGGTTTGCTGGGCGGCATCCCAATCGGTGGTGATGACGAGATCGATGCGCCCGATGCGGCCAGGGAGGAGCGTGATGCCGCCTCCACCGCCTTGGCGCACTTCGACGAGCCGAATATCGGTGCCACTCACCGTAACGTCGCGGACATTCGACAAGGTCGACTGCGCCACTTGTACCGAATAGGTCATCGCGAGCGGATCAGGTGCTGACGGTGCCGATGGCGTCTGCGGCGCACATGCTGCCAGCACTGCCGCGAAGAAGATGACAATCGCGCGCATAACCCGCTCCCCCCCTTTGGTTATGTCCTAGCCCAGGATGAGTAGCGCTGCGCGTCCAGTCGGTGTGGCCAAGCTGTGGCCACGCGCCCCTCTGCGCGCTCTGCGATGGCAGCCGTCTGTGCACTTCGCATGAAGCGCCTTACCCTCGCAGCGCGGGGGGCGTCGCGATTCGTGACGATAGGCGCCGGCGGGTGCCGTTTGTTCGATCCCATGCACCTCGACGACAGCCACGGCACACAGGGGGCGCCCGTGACTTTCTCCTTCGAGGTTATCCGGCCGGACGACCTGCTGCGCCTGCAGATGGAAGCGCGCAACCTGCGCATCGACCGGCCGCAGGGCCAGCCGCCGGCGCTGGTCGTCGAGGACGCCAACCAGCCGGCCTTCCTGATCGTGCATTTCCAGCCGCAGGCGATCGCCGAAGGCGGCTATTTCGAAGCGACCATCCTCACGTCCGACGTGCCGGACGATGCCAAGCCCCAGCCGCCGCCCACCACCATCGGCCCGGTTGATTTGCCCGGGAAGACGCCGGTGCGCATCGGGCAAGGCAGCCGGCTGGTCTTCAAGGTGCCAGCGGCGGCGCGCATTCCCTTCACCATCGAGGACGTACTCGAGTGGTCGGGCCTGACGCTCAGCGTCAATCCCATCGCCGCGATCGGTCCTGAGCCGACGCCGGCCGAAATCGTGGCTGCGCCGGCTATCGCCCGGCCACACGACACCGAAACCGCCCTCGAGCTGCCGTACCGGCTGATCGTCTCGCCGACCGCCGAAGTGCGGTGGGGCCACCGCCGCACCCCCTTCACCGCGCGTGGCCGAACCGAGCTATGGCATACCCGCCTGCAGCTGCCAGGCGCTGCGGCAGGCGGCGGGCCCGCAGACCTCTCGGCGCAGCATCCGGCGTCGCTGCGCGCCATCTGGTCGCCCGACTTCGGCTCGCGCAAGACCGATGATCCGGAGTTGCCGCACGCGGCCATGGCGCCCGACGACCGCCACCAGATCGTGGTCAAGACCTCGGCCTTTCACGGCTACGAGAACCAGGTGTCGATCGGGCTCAGCCTCGGCTTCGGCGGAGGGCTCGCGGGCGGGGTCGGCGCCGCCGCCGCCGACTTCGGCAAGGTGCTGTCGCCGCTGGAGGGGCCGGGCGTCCAGCTGAAGTTCTGGGTCCCGTTCATCCCGCAGCCTTTCTATGCCCAGCAGCTCATGCTGTCGTCGCTGGGCGGCTGGCTCAGCGCGCGCGGCGCGTGGAATGTCGTACGCAAGGCCAAGCCCTCGCGTCTCTTCCAGGGCCTGTCGGTGCGCGAGATGCTCGGCCGTGTCGGCGAGGGCGGCCAGCCCAACGTCGGCCGTGACGCCATTGCCTCGCGGTTCACGCCGCTGGCACCGTTCGCGACGGCCCTGGCCGATGGCCAGGCCGACGAGGACGGGCTCGACCTGTCCGAATGGGTGCACAACGCCACCCAGGGCCGCGACCACTACGTCAAGGTCGTCTACGAGGGCGAGCTGCTGCCGTTCCATCACCGCGCTGCGTTGGTGAAGGTGACGGAGCGCAAGTTCAAGGAGAATGGCGGCCTCGTCGTCGCCAACCTGTTCCAACGTTTCTTCCTTGTCGTGCGCGAGCCGGTGAAGTGGTTCGACGCCGGCGACCGCGGCATGCCGTTCAAGCGGGTGGAGATCACCACGCTGGTCACACCCGACATCGCCGATCCCGCCTACGTGGTGACGGATTCGCGCTCCTTCTGGGTCGAGGTGATGCTCAGTCCGGCGCCGGCCGACCGGGTGCGGCTGCGCTTCCCGGTCCTCGTCACCGATCCGCCGGGCGACGTCCACAACCTCTCGATCCCGATGCTGTTCCTGTCGCAGAAGGCGCAAGGCAACACGCGGCAGGCCGTGCTCGACATCTATAGCGACAGCACAACGTCGAAGAAGATGGCGGACCGCAGCGCCTCGGTGCCGGGCCAGAAGATCGCCTTTGCCGAGAGCGGCGCATCGGCCGCCGACAATACCCAGCTCGCCACGCGCACCCTTACCTTCGCCCTGTCGGGCGAGGCGCCGCAGCTCCTGAAGGCCGAGGTCGACGTCCCGCAGGTGCAGCAGATGCTGGGCAAGGACTCGCCCACCACCATCCGGCTCTATCCCGGCTATGTCAGCGCGGGCTTCGATGGCGGCGCCGGCGTGTTTGCCGAGGTCGTCAAGGAGACGCCGGCCGCCAAGCCGTTCGAGGCGGTGTCGCCGGCGACCATGGGCGTCACCTTCTCCAGCGACCAGGCAGGCGGCTTCGCCACGCCCAATCTCGGCGTATCCTCGCTGTCGCGCGAGCGCGGGCCGCTCGCCGGCAACGTCGCCGATGCGCTGATCGACAAGTTCGACCCCAAGTCGTTCTTCCCGGCGGGCACCGCCTCGCTGTTCGGCACGTTCGACCTGTTCGAGCTGCTGGTCGACGCCACCCTGGGACAGGGCGCGCCGAAGATGGAGACGCGGTTCGACCAGCCCGCCAGCAAGATGGTGGCGACGCTGGACTGGACGCCCGACGTGAAGGACGTCGATCTCGGCATCGCGGCGTTCCGCAAGGGCGGCGCGACCAAGCTCGACGTGCACGGCCTCATCGAAAAGCCGGTCGACCAGCCGGCGGCCGCGCCGACGTCGCACTTCTGGGGCAAGCTCACCGACTTCAGCGTCACAGTCCTGAAGTCGGTCGAGATCAAGGTCGCCGAGTTCGGCTTCAACAGCCAAAGCGGCCGCAAGCCCGACGTGACGGTCAAGCTCGATCCGGCCAACCCGCTGACCTTCACCGGACAGCTGAAATTCGTCGAGGAGCTGCGCAAGGTCATCCCGCCCGACCTGTTCGGCAAGGGGCCGAGCCTCGACATCTCGCCCACCGGCATCCGCGCCGGCTTCTCGTTTGCCCTGCCGCCGGTCGCGGTCGGCGTGTTCGCGCTGAAGGATGTCAGCCTGGGCGCCGGCCTGTCGCTGCCCTTCCTGGACGGCCGGCCGACGCTCGATTTCAACGTCTCGGAGCGACCGCATCCCTTCCTGCTGTCGGTCGGCATCTTCGGCGGCGGCGGCTTCTTCCACCTGCAGCTCGACACCGCCGGCATCAAAATCGTCGAGGCCGCCTTCGAATTCGGCGTGACCGCCTCGGTCGACCTCGGCGTCGCCAGCGGCGGCGTGCACATCATGGCCGGCATCTACTTCAAGCTGGAGCGCCAGGATCCGGGCACCGCCCTCGCGCCGACGCTGTCGGGCTACCTGCGCATGGGCGGCGAGCTCAGCGTCATCGGCCTGATCAAGGTGTCGCTCGAGTTCGTGCTGAGCTTCACCTACGACGGCGGCCGCGACAAAGCCTTCGGCCGGGCGACGCTCACCGTGAAGGTCGAGATCGCCTTCTTCAGCACCTCGGTCGACATCACCGTCGAGCGCGCGTTCGGCGGGAAGAGCGGCGATCCGACGTTCGGTCAGCTGTTCTCCTCCGCGGAAACGTGGAGCGAGTACGCAGAAGCCTTCGCCTGAGTGGCATCCGGAGACGGCAGACATGGCGATTTCCCAGACGGTCCTGTTCACGGTCATGCCGCGGGGCATCAGCCTCAACGGCGGCACGCTGCCGGTCTCGGTGGTGGTGTCGCCGCGGCTCGGCGGCGCCGACCGGCTCGATGCCTTTCCCGACTTCGTCGACTGGACGCAGAAGCTCGCGACCGGCGGCGTGCAGTTCACCTTCCGCTGTGGCACGCGCACCGCCACCGCCGCCATCGACACGGCGGTGCTGCAGCCGCCGCTCTGGCGGGCACTGTTCAAGGCCGACACTTTCGTGCGCAGCCACGCCTTCGACGACTATTCCTCGCACGGCGTTATGTCGTTCTCGGTGCGCGAAAGCCTGAGCGCGCTGAAGGCGGTGTACCAGGAGGCGGCCGTCGTGCTCGCCCTGCCCGATCCGCCGGACGACCGCGATCCCTTCGATCCGGAGTCCGAGCGCCATGGTGGGCCCGCCGTCAGCAATCGCGACCGCCTGCAGGCGATCCTGGGCGGGCTGGACGTGCACTGGAACCGCGACAACGCCCGGCGCTGGCGCGCCATCGCCCGCCATCGCAGCGCCTCGGGCACCGGCTCGCGCGCGCTCGGAGGGCCGCTCGACGGCGAGGGGCTGATCACCGCAGCGCGCAATCCCGGCGCCTACCAGAACATCGCGGGGCCCTTCGCCGCCTACCACCACATGCCGACACCGACCGAGGCAGAGGCCGGGCCGGTGAAGGTCGATCCCGCGGCTTTCGACTTCCACCAGGCGCTGAGCGCGCTGGAATCGCATCCGCCGCTGCAGCGCGCGCTCGGCCTGGTATTCGACCTCGAGCTGCCAACCGATCTCGTGCCGGCGACGGCGAGCGGCACGCCGGCGCCGTTGTCGGTGCAGTCGACCAACATCGCCTGGCAACAGCCCACCAAGTCGCCGCCGCTCGAGACGGCCTGCCTTCATTTCGCGGGCTCGGGCGTCCGCTTGTTCTGCTGCGCCTCGCGGGCGCAGACCACGGCCGGCTCGCCCTTGCAGGTGCTGGGCCTGCTGAACCTCGACCCGCAGCGTTTCGGGCTGGCCCAGGTCGATGTCGACGGCAGCATGCACAAGGTCATTGCGACGGCGGAGATCTACAACAATCCCGATCCCGGCCGCAGCGTGAAGCCGGTGCCGCCCGAGCCTGCGCCGCATCCCGACGTGTACGACCCGGAAGCGACGCTGCCCTCGATCCGCTCCGGCGGCCTGCAGCTCTACCTCGACGGTCGCGGCGCCACGGTGATCGACGCCATCCAGCAGTCGAAGGCCTTCAACCAGGCGCTGGAATCGGGCGGCGCCCAGCCACGGCCGTTCTATGCCGAGGACCTGGTCCGCGGCTATCGCCTCGACGTCTGGGAATCACGCGGAGCCAGGTGGCTGTCGCTGCACCGGCGCAAGGGGGCCTACTCGATCGGCGAGGAGGGCCTTGCCTTCGACACGGAGGACGAGGAGGGCTTCTTCCAGCTCGCGGCGACCCAGCCGGCGCCGGGCGCGCCGACCAACGACAAGGATCTCTACGTTCACGAGATCATCGCGCGCTGGGCGGGCTGGAGTCTCAGCGTCCCTTTCCCCGGCAAGCCGCTCAGCCGCCACGGCGATCCCGACAAGGCGATCCCGCCCGACGGCGACGATCCCGACTACCGCACCGACGAGCCGATCACGGCGTTCAAGGTGCGCGCGACCTACAAGGTCGTGCCCGGCACGTTGCCTCAGCTGCGCTTCGGCGTGCGCTACCGCATGCGGGCGCGTGCCGTCGATCTCGCCGGCAACAGCCTCGGCGCCGGCGATGCAATCGCGAGCACCCTCGCCCTTTCCATGGCCCTGCCCGCGGACCCGGAAGGCCGTGCCTACCTGCGCTACGAGCCCGTCGCGGCACCGCTGGTCGTGATCCGCGACCGGAGCGCCGTTACCGGACCGGGGTCGGCGGTGCACCGGCTGGTGATGCGCGCTTTCAACGACGGCATCGACAAGGATGGCGCGGCCGCCGAGCTCGCCGGCAGCGACCGCCACATCCTGCCGCCGCGCACCAGCGTCGAGCTGGGCGAGCGCATGGGCATGTTCGACGGACCGGACGGCAAGCTCAGGACCGATGCGGCGACCTGGAGCCTGGCGGTGGCGCGCGACGAGGGAAAGCTCGCCACCGACACGTTCGAGATCGCGGGCAAGATCGCCCCCAACGTGCCGCTCGAGCCGGGCCCGTCGGTGGACCCGCTGCCCTACCTGCCCGACCTGCTGTCGCGCGGGGCGGCGATCCGCGACTTGCCCGGCAGCGGCGACGCCACCGTGGGCCGCGCCGCGCCGAACGATCCGGCTGCCGGCCCCATCGCCTATACGCGCCTTGTCGACATCAACCCGCGTCCCGGATCGGCGACGCTGATCTCCTTCAATGCCACGGCCGACTGGCAGCAGACCACCGGCTTCCGGCTCGCCCTGGCTGAGCCGGCAGGCGCCGGCGCGGCACCGCCCGAGTGGGATCCGGCGACGCGCCTGCTGACGGTGTTCTTACCCAAGGGACAGACGGCGGTGGTGCCGCTCAGCAGCTGGATGACGCGCGACGATCTCAAGCTGATGGGCCAGTGGCAGTGGCTGCGCGAGTTCGTCGACATCGCCGCGGTATTCGGCGCCCAGCCCGGGCATCTCATGCCTGGCAAGGACGTCGACCTGATCGCCCATGTCCTGCAGCGCGCCGTCGAGGGCGGGCACTGGATGATCAATCCGCCGACGCTGCTCACCCTGGTGCATGCGGTGCAACAGCCGATCGGCCGGCCGGCCTTCGCGGCGCTGAACCTGGACCGCGGCGAGGCGACCGGCGCCGGCAGCCTGCAGACCGCTCGCTCGCGCGGGCGCAGCGATCCGCAGGAGCTGACGCCGATCGTGGCGGCGCGGCGGCTCGACGAGACCTATGCCTGCCTTCTCGGCGCATTGCGCATCCATGGCGCCAGCACCGCCAAGGTGAACCTGCTGGCCGAGTGGACCGACCCCGTCGACCTGGCCGAGGAGCCCGGGCCCGGGCAGCGCAACTTCAAGGCGCCGGTCGACGAGCTGCCGCTGTCGCGACTCGCCGAAGGATACCTCGCCGCGCCCGGCGCGCCGCCGCGGCGGGTCGGGTACTACGACCCGGAGCACGACCAGATCGCCATGGTTCGCGCCGGCGACCGGGCCGGACCGGCGGCAGCCGGCGAGCTCTATTTCAGGGACGCCACGCCGCGCCATGAGCTCGGCGATACCAAGCGTCACATCGTGCGCTATACGGCTGTCGCGACGTCGCGCTATCGCGAGTACTTCGCCCAGGACCAGGACCTCGATTTCACGCGCAGCAGCGAGCCGGTGGTGGTGGATGTGCCGGCCTCGGGCCGGCCGCTGGCGCCCGACATCGTCTATGTCCTGCCGACCTTCGGCTGGCAGCGCCAGGGCGACACCAACATGAAGCGCAGCATCCGCTATGGCGGCGGGCTGCGGGTGTGGCTGAACCGGCCGTGGTTCTCGTCGGGCACCGGTGAGCTTCTCGGCGTGGCCCTGTGGAACGGCGCCAACGGACCACTCAACGACGCCAATCGCAACAAATACAAGAACGTGTTCACGCAATGGGGCATGGACCCGATCTGGAACACGGGCCCATTGCGGGCGGCGCCGGAGATCCGCCACTTCCCCGATGCCGTGGCCGCCGACAGCTACGTCTCCCTCGAGGAGGCGAGCGCGCGCATCTCCACCAGCGAGCCCGGACGGATCGACGTGGTCGGCTTCGAGCCGCAGTACGACAGCGACCGCAAACTGTGGTTTGCGGACCTCACGATAGACCTGGCGGACGGGCCGACTTACGCCCCATTCGTGCGGCTGGCGCTGGTGCGCTACCAGCCGCACGCGATCGACGATGCCCGGATCTCCCGGGTGGCGCTGGCGGCGTTCGCCCAGCTGACGCCGGATCGCGTGGCGACGGTGACGGCCGATCCCCACCATCCGCGGACGCTCAGGATAGCCATCAGCGGTGTCGCACCGAGCGGTCCCGCTCCGGGCGGACCCGCACTCAACCGGCCGGCGCGCCCGACCCATGTGCAGGTGCGCGTGCAGAAAAAGCCGGCGGGCGGTGGCGAGCTCGACTGGCACGATGCACCGGCGGCCGAAGCAAGCGTGACGCAGCTCTATGAGGGCCAAGCCCTGTTCCAGAAGGATCTCGGCCTATGGGCCGGCACTGTCACCTTCACCACGGCGCCTGCGCCGGACGCTTATCGGCTGCTGATCGAGGAGTTCGAGTACATCTCGGCCAACTACGCCGAGAACCGGCGGGCGCCAGCACGTCTGATCTATGCCGAGATCATCGAGGTGGATGCGGCGATGGTGTAAAGCGGCGGACCGCCGTAGCCTGCTGCAGCCAGATTAGGGACGGACGGCGTAAGGTCAAAAACAGAAACGATCGAGAAACCAGTTAGTTAGGCGGTGTCGTATAGCCCTTCCGGAGGTCGCTCAGTACAACTTTGCGAACGGTCCAAGAGGCCATC